TGCCTTTAGGTAGGTGGGAGGTTGACCACGATATCCCGCTCTGGGTAGCGCCGTCTATGGGCAATCCCCCGGAGCTATGGATGCTCCCCAACATGCGGACACGGTGTCCGGAATGTCACAAGATCAAGACCAAGGCGGACGAGGAGAAGTATGCCTCGACACGAGAAAGTCCGTAAGCTACACATGTAGGTGAGATGCGTGCCTTAGTAGCCTTGGCCGTGCTTCTTGCAACGGGTTGCAGCAGCTCTGCTCCTGCTAAGCCTCTGGATGCAGTCACGTTCGGTGCTCACCAGCGGGCTATGGTCCCGACCTCAGACCTCCCAACGTGGTTGGCCTTAGTAGAGCTGAACCGGCGCATCAATCACCAGATCGTCTACACGTCTGACGACAAACAATACGGTAAGTCAGAGTGGTGGGCTGTAAACCCCAAGTCGAACAAGGGCGATTGCGAGGACTATGCGCTGACCAAGATCAGTGAGCTGGCCAACGCCAACCTGCCCAACGTGACGTTCTATACAGTGCGCTTGGCCGTTGTTCGGGTGACCGAGGACAATGCCAAGCCGGTAAGGGGTGAGGTGTTCCATGCCGTTGCCACGTGGCGAGACAGCAACGGCAACCAATGGGTGCTCGACAATTGCTGCGATGTCCCCTTCACCCGCAAGCAACTGGAGCGTGGGATCATGGGCATCAAATACGTGTGGCTCTGGTAGATAACCCTCTTGACAAAAAATCCTGCCTAGCCTAGGGTCATAGGTAAGGTGCTCAGGGCCTCGATGAACCTCGAAAGCTGGCATGTCGGCGATTAGAGTGGTCGCAAAAATGCAACGGGAAACCGCTGCTGGGTACAAGCACCGGGGCCGTGAGGCGCAACGGACGAGGCTTAGGCCGGTCCACTGGAACGCCCCTGAGGGCCGACACAGTGGGTAGCCGGGTGGGTAGCGAGCGGTTGACCAGTCTCACGGCCTTACCACTTGGGCGAGGGAGAGTGCGTGAGCGAGCTGGCGAGTACGATGAAGGCCCTGCATGGCGGTAAAGGCTATGCCCGGCTCGACTACGTAGATGATTTCCTGAACAAGGGGCAGTTTCCCGCTATCCATGAACTGATTGCGCAAGAGCTGGCGTTGCTCAACCCAACTCTCCGCAGCCACGGGGCGCTCGATTTGGGTGCGTGCCACGGCCTACTCACGATCAGAGCGGCCCGCCTGTTCGCAACGGTGGTGGGCATCGAACCGGATCAGCGCTCCGTGGAAGTGTTCAACCGCCACCTTGCTCGTCTTCAGCAGAACGCCATGATGTTCCTGCTCAAGCTTGACGTGCTAGAGCCGTCACACCAGCAGCAGTTGCTGCACCTGATCCAGCAATGGTCGATCAAGACCATCATCGCCCGTCGCGCCTTTCCCGAGACGCTGGCGTCGACCTACGGTGACAAGGGCACATTTGCCAAGGCGTGCGAGGCAGGGCAGGCGTTCAGTCATATCTGTGTCGAAGGCGGCGTCCAGTGCATCGTTCTCGAAGGTCGCGTCGCCAGCGAGAAGCGCCATTCACATCCGCTGTGGAACGCTGATCTTGAGGTGCAGGCGCTGGGCACGCCGTGGTGTGTGGTCAAGAACCACCACGACATTCGGGTGTTGATGCGCTGATGTCGATGGAAGACTACATCGCCCGTGCCCGACAGGTCATGCAGACCGGGTATTACAACGGCTTCAGTAATGAAGAGCGGCAAGCATCCAACGGACCCATTGGTCATCATCGCTACAGGCTGCGCAACGATCCCGGCCCGTGCTGTATCACCGGCTATTACACTGCCGATTATCATAAGCGCGTCCAGACACATCTGGAGGACTACCGGAGACCCCTAGACTGGATACCGATTAGCCAAGCTGCGCATAAGGCGCTCCATCAGCGTTTCACTCGTCCCCGCAATTGGTTCCAGCTCGTCGGTGAGCACTATGTTCACGGGGCGTGGTTCACGTTGCTCGTGATGTCCCCGACCAAGATGCTGCACCCGTTCACCCAGACGTACCCGTACAACCTGCCCGGTCCGGGTGAGGTCTGGCCGGAAGTCGCAGACAAGTGGGGCATCACCCGCGAGCTGTTCTTCGAGCGTGACGAGAGCGCGATCATCCGCCACCTGTGGGAGTTCCCCAAGCTATGAGCATTCTTACCCACAGGTCCGAAGGTCAGCTCGACCGCGACATTCAAATCCATGTCGACGTGTACGCGCTAGGCTTCGCCATCCTTGAGGGCAATTCTAAGGAGACCTGTCGCACCGTGCTGGACGAGATGGAGGACATGGATTGGGTACCTGTACCCTACAGCCTCGCTCGCGCCCTACACAGCGCCATCACTGTCGCGGTACTGAAGCGGCTGCCGTACGTTGGCACTAATTCCCTGCTGGATTGGGACGAGAACAAAGGTGTGCTGAAGCTCAGCCCTCTCGGCGACGCAGCCGTAAAGAAAATGATGCAGAGCATCAGGAGCAAGCTATGACCGACGAGACAGAAGAGAAACAACCGCGCTTCGTCGCCACCGAGAGCGAGATCAATCCCGGCTCTTGGCACGTGCTGGACAGTCAACAGAAGTACGCGGTCCTCAGGACCGAGACCGGCTTCGTCACCATCCATGCGCGTGCAACTGAGCGCGACGTGCCGGTGGTGTTTGGGTCGGCGCAGGAGCTGACCGAGTTCATTGCCGGTGCCATGAACAAGCGGCTCGAAGAAGTTTCAACCAAGGAGGAGAGTAACGATGGTTTTCAATCTCGGTGATCGCGTCAAGGACACGGTTACAGGCATCGAAGGCATCCTGTGGGCCAAGACCCAGTGGATGACCGGCTGCGATCATTACGGCATCAAGCGCGAGGGCACCGACAAGGATGGCAAGGCGTACGATCTGGTCTGGGTGGACGAGCCGCTCGTGGTCGCGGCGACCAAGAAGACCAAGCGCTTCGAGCTGCCCAAGACGGTCTCCCGCAGGCCGGGCGGCCCAGCGTTACATCGCATGCCGTCGCAGGACCGGCGCTGAGTTCGTATCATCAAGGAGGAAGACCAATGGCATATAAGCACGTGAGCGAGCTGGTCACAGCAGTCACCAACTTGCGGACTGCACAGCGCGAGTACCTTCAGCATCGCGGCACCGATCAGGCCGAAGAGTTTGGCAAGAGGGTGGGCGAAGCTGCCGGTGTTGTCGACGAGGTGCTCGACAGCTTGGATTTCAAACGCCTCGCCGTGTTCGATGCCATCGATGGTGAGCGCGACTACCAGAACATGCGCATGCAACGTGACGGAAGCACCGCTACCGACGATCACCCACACACGCCCGAAGAGTTCCTGCTCTACATGGATCATTATCTGGGGCTGGCGAAGACGGCGGCATCGACGATCTGGGGTCCGGGTTGCAAGCCCGCGATCATGGATATTGTGCGCAAGGTAGTCACGCTGGGCGTCGCAGCGGGCGAACAGCACGGTATGCCACAGCGTACTCCTTCCTGATTGCAACGGGTTGCAGGCTGAACACATGTAGGTTACACGGGGCGGTAGACGTAAACGCCGCCCCGTGGAGCAGTAGAATATGCAGCTCAAAATGGAACGGCGCAGGGTCGATGACCTTGTGCCGTATCACCGTAACGCCAAGGATCACGGCGATGCTGACATCGAGGCGATTGCGCGCTCGATCCAGCGCTTCGGGTTCAACGACCCCATCGGCATCACCCCAGACGGGATCATCATCGAAGGTCACGGGCGGCTCGCGGCAGCGCGACTTCTCGGGCTTGAGGAAGTCCCGGTTCTCGTCATCGAAGGCCTGACTGAAGAGCAGGCTGACCTCTACCGCATCGGTCACAACAAGCTGGCGCTGGTCAGTCAGTTCGATTTCCGTCGCCTGTATCAGTTGCTCAATGAGATCACCGAGGGTGCGGAGATTGACGCCCATGACATGGGTTTCACCGACCTTGGGCTCTCTGTTCTTCAGATGAACTTCGGCATCCGCGAGCGTGACGATAACGCGCCGACGCAGGCCGCTTCAAAGAGCATCGAGTATGACGTGATCTGGGAGACCAAGGCTGAGCGCGAGCGCATGAACGCGTTCCTCAAGGAGCTGGCCAGCAACGGTGCGGGCGAGACCACGGCGTCCGGCGATCTTCTGCTCGCCAAGATCAAAGCGTCCGATCCGCAGCTCTACGCACAGCTTGCTGCCGCTGTTCCCGGCGTCACGGACCTAGACCTTCAGGCTGGGGATATCGAGACGGAGGCGCAGCATGTCGCGTAAGGTAAATGTCGCCGTGAAGGAACCGGTCGAGGTGCGCGAGCTGGCGGCGGAGATCAGGATGATCGCTGTCGGCAATCTCCACGAGGACGAGGAGAACACCAAGCTGCACACCGACCAGCACATCGACATGGTCGCGGCGAGCATCGAGGAGTACGGGTTCAACGATCCCGTGGGCGTGGTCAGTCATCCAGAGTTGAATGGCGAGTACCTGATCGTCGAAGGCCATGGCCGTGTGCGCGCTGCTCGCTTGCTCTGCATGGAGGAGGTGCCGTGTTTTATCCTTGACCACCTCAATGACGCCGAGCGTCGCGCCTATGCCATTGCCCACAACCAGACGCAGCAGAACACGCCGCTAAGGTCAGCAACGGTCGCCGAAGAGTTCGACCGGCTGGGTGTGTCCCCAGATCATTGGCACGGTCTGGGCTACACCGACGAGGACGCGATGTTCCTGCCAGCCGTGATCGACGGCATCGCCCAGCCCGGTTGGACTGAAACCGACGAAGCGGGTTCTATTCACAGCGCCAACAGCGGACAGCAGAACGCCAAGGACACGTGGAAGGACTACATTCCTGCGGTCCACCGTACGACGCTGCGCTTCGGCACGGACGTGGCGTACCAGCGCTTCGTGCACCTGATGCAACTGATCCGAGAGCAGCACCCGCAGACCGGCTCCATTGCCGAACGCGTGGGCGTCCTGCTGGATCGCCTCGGCGTCGCCCGCCCGGCTGCGCCGCAGTCGCAGGAGGGATAGATGTTCGACTTCGATGATCCGACCAAGTCCACTGAAGACAGAATGAGCAGCACCGTGGGGTGTGTCATTGGCGTGGTAGTTCTGGTCGTTGTCGTGCTCTGCATCGACGTGTTCGGCATCTATGAACTGGTGAAGCACATCACATGGCGTTGACCCAAGCCGAGGAGCGGGCAATCGCTCCGGAAGATCGCCCGATGGTCTACCATCAGCAGGTGGTGCACTATCTAGATACGGACGTTCTGACGGCGGCGAAAGACCGCATCCGGCACTGTCTCCAGATGTTCGACCAAGTCGCCGTGTCCTACTCTGGCGGCAAGGACAGCTTGGTGGTGCTACACCTCGTTCGCGAGGTGATGGACGAGATGGGGCTGACCCAGCCGCTCGACGTGGTGTTCCGCGACGAGGAGCTGATCCCCGACAACGTGATCGAGTTCGTGCAGAAGCTCTGGGACGAGCCGGAGAAGTGGAACCTGCACTACTTCGCCGTGCCCATGGCCAGCCATTGCTTTATCCTCGGCGAGCACCGGCCCTACGTCCAGTGGGACGAAGCCCGCAAGGACAAATGGATCAGGCCCAAGCCGGAGCGAGCGATTACGGACCTGCATCCGGACGGAGTGCCTGTCGTGCAGCAGGAGACTTCGGCGCTGATTTCTAGGCGTCTGGGGTGGAAAGGCCGTGTCGGCATCTTCAACGGCATCAGGGCGCAGGAGAGCTTCATGCGCCTGCGTTCCTGTCAAGCCGTGAAGAACGGCTACAACTACATCGTCGGCGACGCTGCTGGGGTGGCCAACCAGTTCTTCATCAAGCCGATCTACGACTGGTCGGAGAAGGACGTGTTCCGCTTTTTCTATGACCGGGGCATCACGTACGCCAAGGTGTACGATGATCTTATGCACGGTGGCGGCGACCTGCGCGTCGGCACGCCGGTCCATGACCGGGCGTATGTTACGCTTTGCCGTCTGCGCACGATCTATCCGAGGTTCTTCGAGCAAATCTGCAACATTTTTCCGGACATCGTGGCGCACGAGCGGTACTGGAAAGATGTCGACCGCATGAGCGTGATCGAGAAGTACGAGCCGAGCTGGGCGGGCATCCTGAAGTTCATAGACGACACGGTGACCGACCCGCAGAAGCGCGCTCAGGCCAAGGCCACTGTGCAGCGGTGCTTCATCGCCAAGAACAACAACAAGCGCAGCGGCAAGGACGCGCACCACGTGGGATGGGGCTACCCGTTGCTCTACGTGTTTCAGCAGATCGTCACTGGTTCGTGGTCCAAGGGCATTCAGGCGTGCCCGAACGTGGATGACAAGATGGCCGAGTACGAGGCCCGCGCCGAGAAGCTCGAAGCGGAAAAGGCAGCCGACAAGCGGAGACCACGGTGAACCATATTCGCCAGCGAGGTAGCAATGACTGTGGAGTTGCCGCCATAGCCATGTTCACCGGTCGCTCGTACGAGGAGGTGCGCGCCGCAGGTATTAAAAGTGGGCAGTTTAAGCTCAAGAGCGGCACGCATCATGCCGGGTACATTCTCACCGAGCTTGGCTATTTCTGGGAAAACCACGGCAACCGACAGGGCGATCCCAACGGCAGACCGTTCCAGTCGTGGTATCTGGGGTTTTATCAAGGAGTGCTCAGTCCACAGGTGTACAGGAAGTTTCTGTGGGGCCGACCGGCGCTGCTCAGTATAGTGTCGTTGAACCATCCTCCGCATGGGAGGCATTTGGTCTATTATGACGGCACGCGCATTTATGACCCGCAGGAAGGTAGACGAGGTAAGAAGTTCGCGACCTCTCTGGATCAGGTAGAAATAGAAGACGCACACGTCTGGCAGCATTGACCGGACGTTAATAGGTGAGCTACACGTGTAAGACCCGCAGTGTTGCAACGCGTTGCAGCGCAGAAGAGGAAGAGTGACACATGACGGAGCAGGCAGCTCGTATCCAGCCCATCGACCACATCACGTGGATCGACGTTAACCGGCTGGACGCCAACGATTACAACCCCAACTACGTCCTCACGCCCGAGCTGAAGCTGCTCAAGGTGTCGCTGCTCGCGCAGGGCTGGATACAGCCGGTGCTGGTGGCGGAGCGTCAGGTATGCACCGAGGGCTGTAAGGCCGACGAGGTCGACAGTCTCGTGCACTTCTCCGGTCATCAGAAGGAGTGCGAGTTCCGCTACACCATTATCGACGGGTTCCATCGCTCAACGCTGTGCAAGACCGATCCCGAGGTCGCAGCTATGACGGACGGCAAGGTGCCGTGCGCGGTGCTGAACCTGACCGAGGCCGAGCGCAAGATGCTGACTGTGCGCATCAACCGCGCCAAGGGCTCACACATCGCGGCCAAGATGCACGAGTTGATTACGTCGCTGGTCACCGAGCACGAGGTGCCGATCCCCGAGCTGTGCAAGCAACTGGGTGCGGAGAAGGCGGAGATCGAGCTGCTGCTCACAGAAGACGTGTTCAAGAAGAAGGACATCGAGAACCACGCGTTCAGTCGTGCATGGACGGTCAAGGCCAAGTAGCCTGACGAGGCTGGAGCCAGACCCGTGCCCATCCGACCCATAGAGCCTGAGGTTCCGACCCCGCCGCCGCGACGCCGGGGACGTGGGAAGACGATGACTGCTGGCGTCCCCATAGCAGAGTTCCAAGCCAATACGCCCCAGCCGCCTCCGCCCGAGGCGGCTTCTCGTGTTCTCGCGCCTTACGACGGTCCGGCAGCCATAGCGGCTGAGTTCCGCGACCGCTACGCCATGCTCTTCGACCTCGATGCGGGGCTGGCGCTGGAGCATGCGCTGGATACTCTGAGCCGCCTGATCATGGCGCGCATGTCGGTCGACCAGTGCGCCCGCACCATGGGCGTCACGATGAAACAGGTCCATGCGTGGCGCAGGCAGCTACGCAACCGGATGAAGGGCGCGGCCAAGGTCGTCGACATCCACGCGCTGATGGGTTCGTTCTTCGAGGAGCTGGACGAGCTGCGCGCCCAAGGCTGGCAGGACATTCAGGCGTCCAAGTCGCTCCAGACGGTGGGCAGCGGAGACGGCGCTCGGCAGGTGGTCGTGATCGACTACAAGCGCAAGCAGATGGGCATCAACTCCGTGTTCCGCGCCCAACAGCAGACCATGCGCGTGCTGGAGATGACCGGAGCACTAGACAGCGCGCCACTACGCAGCGCCATTGAGACGACCGAAGACCCCGAGAGCCACACCAACGCGCTGAAGCAGCTTGCCGAGACGTTCCTGAATGGCGGCTACGTGCGTGGTCCGACGATGGTCGACGGCGGTGAGCTGCGCGCCGAGGATGACGACTGATGGGGAGGCGCAAGGGCGATGGCGAAGAGTTTCTTGGCGCAGAGAAGATACCTCCGCGCACCGTCAGCGATCCGCTGAAGGATGCCAAGCTCCGGGCTGAGCGGGCGTACGCCCATGCGTTGGGTTCGGGTCTCAAGCGCGAAGCCGAGATATTCCGCCACGCTGCCGAGCAACTGATAGAGCACAACAACCCCAACTGGTTCGCGGCTATTGGCCAGATGCAGCACGTGCCGGTGACCATTGAAGAGTTCATCCACGGCGACGACTTCCTCAAGGGCGCTGAGTTCGAGCTGTGGCCCGCGCTGGAGCGCGATGTGATCGAAGCCTGTCCCGATGTGTGGGTGGGTGAGGATCGCGTGACTGAGTACCTCCAAGGCGGCGCGACAGGCACCGGCAAGACGTTCTCCGGCACCGCCGTCAACCTGTTCCACGTCTACCAGATGTGCTGCTTCAAGCAGCCGCAGCGCCTGTTCGGCCTCAACCCGCGTACCGCATTGGTGACGCTGCTCGCGGCGGTCAGCCCGACCATCACCAAGCGCGTCATCTACGAGCCGATGCGCCAGACGTTCGAGGCGATGCCGTTCAACCGCCGCTGGGTGCAGTGGAACGACCAGAAGGAGAGCGCGCTGGAGTTGATGAACAACGTCCAGATCGTGCCCGTTGCCGCCACGCTTCAGGCGCTTGTTGGTCAGGCCGTGTTCGGTGTGCTGTTCGACGAAGTCAACTTCATGGCCATCGTCGAAAACTCCAAGACCGTGCCCGGTCCCAACGGCATGGGCGGCAAGTTCGATCAGGCCGAGACGATCTACTACAACACCTCGCGTCGCCGGAAGCGCTCGTTCAAGCCAGACGCGCCGAGTATCGGCTGCCTGTGTGTTAGCTCCTCAACACGCTACAAGGATGACTTCCTCGACCGCCGTATAGACGAGGTGAAAAAGTTCGACGAGAAGGGCGTGGTGGTCAAGCGCCACAAGCAGTACGAGGTCCAGCCGCAGTACGCCAAGGGCGGTTACGAGACCTTCAAGCTGCTTGTCGGCACGGACGATTATCCGACCCGCGTGCTGGGCGAGGAAGACGCACCGGGCAAGACGTACCCCGAGAACGCGCTCGTGCTCGATGTTCCGAAGGACTACGAGGTCGAGTTCAAGAAAGACCCAGACGCGACGCTGCGCGACGTGGTGGGCATCGCCACCAACGCGATTACTCCGTTCATTCGCCGCCGCCAGAAGATCACCGACGCGTGGATGCGCGGCGTAGAGCGCAACCTGCTGCCGCTCGTCGAGAAGGCATCGGTCGAGCTGGGCGTCGACGGCATGCCGGTGTGGGCGGAAGAGAACATGCCCAGCATGGAGCTGCGGCGCAGGCCGCACTTCGTGCACATCGACGGCTCGAAGAACAACGACCCGACCGGCGTCGGCATCGTGCGCTTCGACGGTATCGTCTATCAGCCCTCCAAGGACGGCCAGTCACTGGAGGCGTTGCCCAAGTTCTCCGCGTGGGGCATCCAGATCGTGCCCAACGCAGCGAACGAGATTGATATGGCCGAGGTGCGTGGTTGGGTGATGCAGCTCCAGACCTTGTTCCGGTTCAATCTCGTGTCCGTGTCAATGGACGGGTACAACTCCAACGAGAGCCTGATGGCATTTCGCAAGATGGGCATAGGTTCCGAGCTGGTCAGCGTGACTACGGCTGCGAGCGAGGACTTCCGTGACATCCTGTATCAGGATCGCATAGACTTCGCCGACGACACGGAAGTATTGCGCGTCGAGCTGTCGCAGTTGGAATATTACCCTGAGAAGGACTTGGTCGATCACCCTCCTAGGGGAACGAAGGACGTGGCTGATGGCGTGCAGGGCGCTGTCGCCAACGCGTTGGAGCACCGTGTCGTGTGGAGCAGCATTGACGTGGTGGAGACCGATGCGACCAGCAGCGTCGGGCCGGTCATGCCGCGCGGTGTACGGCGCGAAGTAGAGGCTCAGGAAACGGCTAGGCCGTATTCTGTGGAACGACCTGATTGACAACACGTGTAGCCGTCTGGTAGCAGCAACGCGTTGCAACAATTTACTCGGTCCGAGGAGATCACCATGGCCCGCAACCAGCTTACTGTGACGGATCAGACCCGCCCCGCCGAGGTGCTGAACCGGAAGTTCATCAACCGCACTCGCGCTTTTCAGGTGTCCAAGGTTATCGACGACACCCAGAAGCGCCCCGTGGGTGACGCGAACGAGGTGCTTGCGGTCGTGGCTGTTGCCCTGATCCGGCTGCGCGCGGCCCAGATCGGCGCGGCGCAGGCCAACGACACCACGTTGGCCGGTTCGGTCTCTTCGTGGAACAACGAGCTGACGGCGGCGAAGGCCGCTGCGGACATCGCGCTTCAGGGCCTGAAGAACCAGTTCCCTGAGATCGTCCTGCCGCAGGCCGTGATCGACGCGATCAACGCCAATGTCGCTGGCACGATTGCACCGGGACCGTCGCAGCTCGATCCGGCGTGGGCTGCTGCTATTCTGGCGCAGCCTTCAGCGTACTAATCTGGTCTCTACATTTGTGGCTTGACAGCCAGACATCTGTATGAGACTTTGCTTCTGACGTTGGTCGTCTGCCCCCTTCTCGACTACCGTCACTTCCCTCGATGGACGAGGACCGTGGTTCATCCCCTTGACACGGTCCTCGTTTTCGTTTGACGGGTCAGCCGCTTACCCCAAGGCTGTTACACCTCTCTGAGAACTCGTACCGAAGATTTATGGGTACGTGTACGCGCGGCATATAAGTCCGCTTGACAAAAAATTGCGCCTACTGTAGAGCAGGCACATGGCGAGCACTTGCTTACTGACCAACGATCCCTTGCCGTGGCTGGAGCACGGCGCACTATTCCATGGCGAGAACAACGAGCACCGTATCTGGTTGACGCGCAAGCTGCGCGAAGGGCCGATCAAACCCATCGTGTTCGCGCTGCACAATCCAAGCACTGCCGACGCAGTGAAGAACGACCCGACAGCAACGCGCGGTGTAGGTTTCGCTGTTGCACTGGATGGCTCGCACCTCGTGTTCTGGAACCCGTGCTCGCTTCGCGCCACAAAGGCCGACACCATCCCGGTCAACGCTGAGCTGTCCTGTCAGCAGAACTGGCTCGCGCTCGACGCTGCCTTCAAGCTGGTGAAAAACCATGACGGTGTTTTCATCGCCGCGTGGGGCGCACCCAAGGGCAAGGCAGCGGTCAAGCGCAAGATTGCTGCCCTCCAGCGGCAGACGCTGTTCTATGCCCATCAGGCCGGTATCGTGGTTCATGCCCTGCGGATCACCGACAGTGGTTTTCCCGAGCACCCCCTCTATTTGCCTGCGTCGCTACGTCCGGTGCCTTATACGCTGCCTGACTTCCAACCCGAGCCTTCGTTTCCGGAGCTAGCCCATGGTTGACAAGGCGATTGACCATCTGGCCAAGGATCGCGCTGCTCAGCTCTCCGATGCGCTCAAGAAAGAGCTGCTGGTGATCCCTGACCAATCGGGACCGAACCGGATCGTGGTGCGTGGCGAGGGCAAGGGCAAGTACCGCTACCAGCTCAAGCGTATGGGCATGATCGGCATGGGCCACCCTGATGGCAAGGGCCGGGCTCTGGTCTGGAAGACGCCGCTGGGGCGACGGGTTGCAAAGCATATTGAGAGGGAGTGTGGGGCCAATGTTTGATGTGAAACTCAGCATTGAGGAGATCGAGGATATCATCTTCGAGAGGCAGGAAATGCTTGCCTATATGTGCAAAAGAGTTGCCGAGTTGGGTGATGGTAGCTTTGTTCGCAGCGATGATCCGTTCTCTGCCACGTGGCGGCACTTCAAGGGGGGTTTATACCGGATTGTAGACCTTGGCGTGGACCGCAACAATGTTCAGGAAGTGATGATCCACTATACTCCGATACATAGTAGCCCGAAGTCGGGTGACCGGGATCGCAGGCGCGTGATCTTCGATGCGACATTTGGAGAATGGGTAGATCAGGTGCAACTTTTCGACGCCAGCGGTCAGCCACGGACTGTCAATCGCTTTACTCCAGTGGTTACCCGAGGATTTGAAATTGGCAGAGACGCCGCAGGCCAGCCCATTGCCCTAACTTCGCCGATGCCTGTCTGAGTTGTTACACTTCCGAGCAATTCTCTGCCGAGGAGATATGGGTCCGCGTGCGCACGTGAGGTGACTTGGCCCCCTGCAAAAAAACCTCTTGACTAAAAATTCCACCTAGGGCAGGGTGGTGTGGTCGAGAGGAGAATGCCATGTACAACCACTACTATGAGAGCAACCGGGTGCGCCGCTGGACGCCGCCTGCGCGGTACGCCGACGCAGAGACCGTCGAGGCGTTCAAAGCCAAGCACCCCGAGGAGTGCGACTGGATCGAGCGGAGCAAGCACCGTTTCGACTTCGCTGGCTCGCTCGCAGGTGCGCTCAACCGCTACGGCAATCTGACCGAGAACCAGCTCGCCGCTGTGCGCCGCTGCATCGAGAAGGACCGCGCGTTTGCCGCCGACCGTGCGCGTCGTGAGGCGAACGCGCCGATGTGTTCTGTCACTGCGCTGGAGACAGCGTTCGCCACGGCGCACGCCAACAGCATCGGCACGCCCAAGCTGTACTTCGCCGAGTTCCGCTTCAGCCCCGCGCCCTCGACGGGCATCAACGCTGGCGCGATCTACGTGAAGGACCGCGACGGCAACTATCTGGGCAAGATCGCCAACGGGCGGTTCGTCCGGGCGCGCAACGTCGACGGCAACACCGAGGAAGACATCCTCGCGGTCTGCGCCGACCCGTACAACCAAGCCATCGCGTACGGTAAGCGGTTCGGGCGCTGCGCCTGCTGCAACCGCACGCTCAGCGACCCCGAGAGTGTCGCCCGTGGCATAGGCCCGGTGTGCGCGGCCCACTACGGCTGGGAGAACCTGTGATGTTCTGGATGCTCTACCAGCAGCGCCCGGCTCCCAAGCCAGCCGCCGAGACGTGGGTGCAGGAGGAGATGATCTTTCCGCCCGCCAAGCCCAAGCCGTCGAGCGTTGACTTTTATGTCAACAGCGACCCGCACCAGATCGGCTATTATCGCAGTCGTGATCCGGGTTGCATCGAGTTCTACCTGTCGAGAGGAGACCGCTGATGAACGTCACCGACAAGCAGCGTTCATGGAGCCGCATGACCCACGCTTTGTGGGTGGACGGCCCAATGCCCAGTACCCGCAAGCCAGTGAGCGCCGCAGCAGTCACTGCCGAGACTAATCAGCAGATGCTGGACATAGTGTTCGGCAGGGATTGGTTGCCCGAGGGCGTCGGTGACCTGCCCGAGTTCACTGACGTGGACCTGTGGGGTAAACCGGGAGAGCCGTGGTGGAACTCGTTCGTTGGTGAGGC